GCACCGAACCGCGAACCAGATTTTGTCCGGCTGCGATCAGGACATCTTCGGTCACAAGCTTCTTGTCACCGCCGATAAGATTATCGGGAGTGAAAGTTCCCTGCTCTGTTACTCCTGCCATAAGAAACCTCCGTTCATGAGATTGAAATTGTTACTCGAATACTCGACTGTTTACTTCCGATACGATTCCATCCCCGAAACAATCGCGCCGACAAGAGCTTCATCCGCTTCCTGTCCCGCGTTCGCCGGTGATTGTGTCCCGAGTCCTGTCGCCAGATTTGCCAAATCCTGGCCGTCTTTCTTGAGACCCGCTTGCATCTTGTCGAGATCCGCTTGCTGAGCAGAGAGGACAAGAGTGGCGATATCGTTCGCGCTCTTGGTCATGTCGAACTTATGCTCGGCAACGACCTTCTCCGACCCGGGAACCTTGATCGCTTCGATTGCCTTGATCCTGGCATTCTCAGCTTCTGCTCCCTCTTTCCGTGCGGAATCGACTTTGCTTCCGATATCCGCATCTGCCTCCGCGCGTCCCAGAGCAATTACCTCTGCGTAAACTGCCGGATGCTCTGCTTTGAGAGTCTTGACATCCATAGAACCTCCCGTAAATAATAGTGAAAGTGAATCGGCCTTCTGTGCCTTCTGCTCTTGGACCAGTATCTCAAGACTCCCGATCCGGTCAGCGAGGCCTCTCTGAATCGCATCTTCTCCAACGAACATCTTTCCCTGACCGTAGTTCTCGGTCACTTCAGATGCTTGTATCCCACGATACTTCGCGACTCCGCCGATGAACACCTCTGCCATTCTGTCAACGACTTCCTGGATTTGTGCTCGACCTCCTGTCGTAGTTGGATCGGGTCTTTTATACGGTGATTGACTGGATACAATCTCGATATCCTGCACTCCCTTGGATTCATTCTGCTTTCGACGATCTGTGTATCCTGCCACGACACCGATGGATCCTACCTCGGCAGTGGAGCTCATAACAATCTCGGATGCAGCGGATGCGATCCAATATGCCGCAGAAGCGCCGAGCCCGTATACATAAGCAATAATCGGCTTCTTGTCCCTTGCCTGAAAGATCATGTCCGCGAACTCGCCGATCCCTGTTATCTCTCCACCAGGACTGTCAATGTTCAAAACAATTGCGTCCACCTGTTTGCTCTCAAGAGCTATATTGAAATCGTATGCCAAAGACTGAACGGAAACGCCTCCGCTCATGGTCATAAGATTTGCTCTTGGAAAGATCGGCCCGATCACTGGGAGTATAGCAGTCGAATCGGCCAGCGAAATTCGTCTTGTGCCGTCCAGGATGGGATAGTTGTTTGCTTCGAGAGCTTCGAAATTGATAGAGCCATCGTCGGAAATATAACGCTCCCAGACAGTCCCATGCATCGCCTTCGCAATTGTTTCCGCGGAGAACTCATTCTCCCGCTCCGCGATTGACAGAATCATCTGTAGAGCAGTAGGAGTAATCGCCCATTTATGCTCTACAATCCATTGGAGAATATTCATTCGTCAACTCCTTGTTCTATCTGTTGATCTTGGACATCGTTTTCAGTCGCGTCGAGCTCTGTCAACAGATCGAGAGATTCGAGTCTTTTCTCTTCTCTTGACAAACGATTCATTGCTCCATCCCAGTCATTGCCAGTAATGGAAACATATTCGTCCTCGTAAGTCGCAAGACGATTTTTGATTCTCAAGATAGAAGCTTTCGTTTCTTTCAACGGATCGAGCTGACCTTGACCAGGACCAGTCCATACCGAACTTGTCCAGGCGTCTTGAATAAGTGGATCGCTGAAAAATCCAGGAGCGGAAATCCGTCCTTTAACAATAGCTTCTATCAACCACTCTTTGTATATCGGTTGACAGAAATATGTCGAAGCCCAGAGCCGACGTTCACGGTAGAACTTCCACGCTTCTTGAAGAGCGGCTCTTGAAGCAGAATAAGATGAACTGAAGTGGAGCATCAACTCTTCGAACGGCATTCCTATTGCAGAACCAATCTGCTTGACGATTGCCAAAAAGAACGGTTCGAAGTTCGCATTAGGACGGCGAGGATCCGCGAGGGAAATATCCTCTCCCTCTCCCATCTCAATAACATTGCCAGAACCCATTTCATAAAGAACATCGTCACGACCATCGGCACTATTAAGACCGGATACTCCAGGCGATCCTGCAGGAAATACTCCAGGAGGCATGAATCCTTGAGAAAGAACATTCGCCACAGGATTCTGTGACTTGACAAAAACAGTAAAATAGGAATTGATAATCGCTGCTTGGATCTCCGCTTTTGACAGACGCGTGATCTGCTTCAGCTCCTCAATCACAGGAGCGAGCATAGGAACACCACGACGCTGACCTGGACGTTCTTTATCAAAAAGATGAAAGACCTGCCGACGTCCTGTCGTAGGTCCATAAGCAGGAATGCGAACCCAACGATCCATCCCGTGCATCGAACCTGCCAGTCCGTCGAGAAGCGGTCTACGGAAATGGTATGCAACAGGAGCGCCGAAATCATCTACCTCTACTCCTCCGCTCACTCTGTTCGAATCCATCTGAACGTACGGATTGCAAACAAAATCGCCCTCGATAATTTGAATCCGAAGATCGTATACCTGTCCCGGTCTGGGAATACGTGGAGTCAATGTGAAACAGTCACCGCTGAGAATTGTAGAAAAGAAAGCGAGTCCGGTAAGATGAGGAAATGCCAGAGTTCTTGCGGCATCGCACTCTTGTGAATTCGCCCAGGACATGAACTCTCGTTCGGTCCTACGTTCCCAGGCCTCTGCTGCATCATCTGACAATCCCAAGATTTCACGATCGATACGGCATTGCAAGCGCAATCCGAATCCAATGGCATTCGTTTTAAGACGCCGAATCGCTCCTGTCGCCAAAGGAGTATTCATGTAAAGATCGCGAGAGCAAGCTCGCAATGATTCAAGCTTCGGTAGAATATCTTCATCCGGAGTATTCGCGCCAGGATTCCATGACCTCATGGATCGCTTTGGCGATCCGGAAGTGATGAATCCATTATCCTCAAGACCAGAAAGAGCAGCTCGATAGCGAACCCTCTCAAGAGTCGCGCGCGGATTGACATACCGAAGTATCTTGTCAATCAGATTCAGTCGAATTGTGTCTGGCATAAGGCGCTCCTTTATACCTTAAATATACCATAAAGCACAAAGGAGCGCAATGTATTTTTTTAGTATGTCAATCGTATGGCAATTGTATGTCGTTCTCAAAAATCATCACGGAACACCACTCGGCGGACGCGCATCCCGCCCGATCCAGACAATTGGTCGTATACTTTTTGCCATTCAGCACGACCGGCACGAATGGCGGATAGATTTGCACGAGTGTATGTCCGCGTCCCAATTGTGTAAGATTGGTTCAGCAAGACTGCTTTTTCTGCTTCGATGTACTTCGCCAACATCTCTTGAGCCTGAGAAATTGTTACTGATGCCATCTGTCAACTCCTTTTGTTTAAGATATTCCTCGAGACATCACTCGTCTCCTACGACGAGGACCTTGTCTTTGAATTGCAATCTGTTGTTCGGGCATCTGCAATGAATCGAACTGCGGATTCAATATATGCAGAGCCGCGACGTTAAGACATCGAACGTCAAGAGCCTCGTTTCTCCTGCCTTGAGGAAGGATCCACTTCAGCCGATACCGTCCTGCTGTCCATTTCCTATCAAGAAACTCGCTTGTCAATTGGTTAAAATATGCCTTATCGTAGCAATCCTTTTTCGGCCAATGACACAATCCTGGTCCTGATTCTTTGATCTGAAAATATGAATAGAGCTTGTTTTTTATTTCGTCAACGAAAGCGCGGAACGGCCAGACTCCGTACTTATTCATCCGCATCGGTCTGTCAATATATCCATGTCCCCATCCTTCATCGCCCTTCACTGGGAAAATGTTACGATGCTGCCGAATTCGGCAGAACTCGTAGACCGTTTTCGTTAAGAATCCACTGTCGATTGCAGTAATCGCGATCGGCATCACGCTTCCTACTTTTGTTCTCCATCCGCGATTCAAGAACTGGTCGAGTTGAATCCATACGTCTGGCTTCTCAGTATCGCCACGAAATACGGCATATTCAATCCCCCAGGATTCCATTCCGCGTCCCCATCCAATGACCTCCGTTTCCAAACGATCTTTCTGAACATCGGTCGCGGCAGTTAAAATCAGAACTCCCTCTGGAACGTCTGCACCATAATCCTCTTTTCTCTCTTCCAGTATACTTGCCTTAATAATACGACCGGACTCACTCCAGGTTTCTCCGAGAACCGTATTGACAAAAGTCTTCAGTAGAGTATTATCATGTTGACGGACTGCACGAAGATACAGATCCACCGCTTGATTCCACTTATAGAATCCGTACGGACTGTAAAGCGAAGAGATGTGGAAGGATGGATACTTTGCATCTGGGTTCTCTGCTCGCCATTCCCCATGCAAGAGCATCGCCGTCTTATGCCGTTCTTCAATTAATACTCCGCATTTCTCACATACCAGACAGGCAGTCGCCGGATCATCATTCTCCCATTTTATGTTCGACCATCGTATGTAATCCATATTGCCACAATGAGGACACGGAACGTAGTATCTCTCCTTCGTTCCCTGCTCGTAGAGTGGCTCTATGACAGAAGTCTCTTTGATAGTAGGAGTTGACAATCTGTAAATCTTGCGCTTGGGAAAGTTCGCTGTTCGGCGAATGGCAAGTTCTGATGGACTCCCTTCCTCTTGAATATCCTGCTCGTAACTATCTTCTTCATCCAAGAGTAATCGTTCAATTGGCATAGAGCGCAACGATGCGGCAGAGTTCGCACCGCCGAAACGTATCATCCCACCTGGGAATGTCTTTACTTTTGCAGTATCGCCGGTCTTTCGTCCGCGACTTTGTGTTCCAACTCTTGTTGCCAAATCTGGCATCTCATCCAACGAGGGCTCGACCCTCTGCTTGACAAAGACCTCTACGTCAACGAGTGTCTTTTGAACATACAACATGGGAGCCGGCGAATAATCGATCGTATAGAACATATAATTTACGGCACATTCCGTGAACCCGAGTTGCGCTCCCTTCATCACAACGATCTGCTGACAGGGATGCGACGGACTCAATAGTTGCATGATGCGCCGAAGGAACGGAAAGCGATCCGTTCTCCAAAGACCTGCCTCGTGTGCAGACATCTCTGGGAGTATTCGGTACTGATCTGACCATTCGTCAATGAGCAGAGGCGGTCGTGGTGCAAGAGCACGAACGAAAGCACCATAGAGCGGCGATTTTTGTACTCGCCGATCCTCTCTGGTCTTACGTTTCTTATGCTTCAATATCTTCTTCGACTTCGTCTTCTGCTTCAACAATTTCTTCGATACGATCATGTTTATCCTCAATCTTTATTCTATACTGAAGACTTGACAGAGCGTGACGGATCTCGGTCGTCAAGTCTGAATGGATTTTATCTGCATCGGTGATCGTTGCAAAAATCTCAGCGACGCGATCAGGTATAGATAGCATGGTCTTTTGAACACGAGTTGCGATTTCTTCCCATTCTCGTTTCACTGTTTCTACTTCTATCAAAAGACCGGCATCTTTCAAGAACTTCAGCTTTGCCTGTTTTGCAAGATATACCTGTTTAACCGATTCTGCTTCCAGTCGACTCATCGCAGGATGAAAATCTCCATCTTCATCCACTGGATCCGGTACATCGTCCATTGGATGCGAGGATGGTGACTTAACAGTTCGTAATGATCCAGAGTCTGCTTTCTTATGCCGAACCTTCTTACTATTATTAGCGATACCGAATTGTGGTCCTGGCATATATCTTTCAGGATGCTGCGACGTGCTAACGAATGTATGTTTGTTCCGATAGAATTCTATACGAGGCCGACCATGCCATTCCTCAATGACCACTCGCCCCGACTTTACGGCATAGAATAAAGCAGTTCGAGTGATCCGCAGTCGTCTGCAGAACTCTGCTTTCGTAACGTATTCTTGGAGTTCGTGCATAATTATCCTATTCTCATATCTGATAGAATGCCTGTTTTGTCCGCTGGGAGCTGTTTGCGTCCAGCCCAGACATCGTTAAATTCCGTCTTAATCTATGGCTCGACTGGCAAGCCGATTCGCAACCGATCCGATTTTTGGAGCAGAGCGAGTTAAACACTA